GCTTTTCCAGGCTCATCTAAATCGGTATTCAAAATAATCCTTGGCGCAGAATCTAACTGTCGTTTCGCACGCCAGATATATCGAAACTTATTGTCATCCTTCGGATCAATCTTGCCATCCCGAACCTTGGCTGGTGCGCCGTTAGGGACAGAAAGAATGGTCAGGTTGTCTGGAAGATTAGTGCTCATCCAAGCGAGAGCATCAAGCTCGCCTTCACAGATCAATACATCATTGCCATCGACATAAGAATCCAGATTGAAAAAATCTTCGCATATATTTTCTTGACTAAAACGCTTCTCTTCGTCGGCAGACCTCCACTTCACGGCATTAACAACACTGCCACTCCTGTAAGGGAACCCAACTGCCGGAACTACCTTGCCATTGAACCGATAGGTACCAAGGATCACATGACTCTTGATAATCTCATCGGTTATATGCCTGGATTTCAGATAATCAAACGCTGTACCGTTCGTAGATCCACGATCAATACTGAGGGGGAAATTCTCCCCCTTGAGAGGGGATGGTGCCACGAATAAATCGAAATCAAAGTTGTTGTCATGGTCCCAGCCACCCTCCACTGCACAATGATGACACCTGTATTTAACCCCTATAGTATCTATCCTAATAGATAGAGGACGATCCTTTTGGTTCTTACCAGACCTATCATTCTGACATTCTGGACACTGTTTCTTGTGTTGTCCATTACTAAGATTGGAAACTACATCACGAATTTGTTTAGCTACTTGCATTGGATATCCTCCCTTTCCTCTATTAGTGTTAATAAGGTCTTTCTAACCAAGTCTTTATTATCCAGACTACTAATAACAATCACTGAATGGGGATGTTCTTTATCTAATCCATGTTCAACATACTTAGCTTTTATACTTCGGTCGTTCTTAAACACCTTACCCTGTAGAAGATCTAAGATTAAAGATTCATCTAAGTCTGGTCTTCTACTTCTATAGTAAATTTTGATAGCTATACTCACATCTTCTTCAAACATCTTTTTTCTAACCAAGCATTGTAGATCAAAATCTCTAGAATACAAAAGAGCTTTTTTTGATTTGATGAACCGGGGCTTCCCAGCAGTAAAAACCAAACGACGGGAGTTGGCCTTGGAAGATGGCTCACCGAGTATAGTAATTATACACGGATCGTCGTCAATGCTATTGCGTTTCTTTGTGCGGTTAATTATCATTACTCTCAACGTTGGGCACCTCAGACGATAACACATGGAGGTGAAGGGTGCAAGAAGAGCCCAGGAGGTACAGGGTTTACGAAGGGGTTGGCGTACCGCCTCTCGTAAATCCTGGGCCACGACGCAAGTGGGGCGACCTACCGCTTGAGAGCGTGGCAGTAGGGGATCTCATTGAAATGCCTATGAACAAGGAGGAAATTGACAAGTTGATCAGCTCAATCAGAAGTTACGTCTATCGTGTGTCACGCAGAACGGATAGAAAATTTTCTGTTCGCAAATCTGAATTCGGAATTGGAATATGGAGGGTGAGGTGAGCGATTTTGACATTCGTAATGACAGACCGATGCCCAACAAGATGAGTCTTGGGGCTCTGAATTATCCCTTTGATGATCTAGACGTTGGGCAGTCCTTTGTGGTTGATGCGGGGACAGATGAGAACAATGATGGGCGTAGGACAATAGAAAACCGATTACGATCAGCGGCTTTCCGTTATGGCAAGAAACTCAATAAGAAATTTTCTTGTCGTTTCATGAGCAATGATAGAAAGATCGGTGTTTGGAGAACGGAATGAAGCTTACAAACGAGTACGAAGCACCAGATGTTTTCGTAAGGGCCATTGAGGCCGACCCCTATGACATGGGAGAAGCGGACTTCAGCGTGACGGGGCTGTTGCAGCCTCCGCAAATCACTCGTCTACGACAGGAGCATGAAGACAAGCTCACCTCAGACGTTCGTGATGAAGTATGGAAGCTTCTGGGATCTGGTGTCCATGCCGTACTGGAGGGTCACGGTGATGGTACCACGGAGCAGAGATTGTTCGCTAAGTATGATGGGATAAAGATCTCCGGTGCCGTGGACTTAGTGAAAGATGGACATGTTACCGACTACAAGGTTACGTCGGTCTATACCACGACCAGGGCTCTCAAGCCTGACTGGGAATCGCAACTCAATTTGTATGCGTGGCTTCTGGGAAAAAACGAAATCGAAGCAAAGAGTCTAGCCATCGTTGCGGTCTGTCGGGATTGGATGAGGAGCAGGGCTGGTAAAAATAATTATCCAAACAGCCCGATTGTTTCGATTCCAGTTCCACTCTGGTCACCGGAAAGACAAGAAAGATTTGTGTCCCAGCGGGTAGCTACCCACACCAAGGAGGCAACCACTCCCTGCACAGATGAGGAACGTTGGATGAATGATGCGGGAACCAAATTCGCTAGATGCGAAGGTTGGTGTCCCGTAAGCTCATTCTGTCCACAATGGAACCAGCATCCAGCACCATGAGGAGATAGCCGTGGCAACAGTAGCAAAAAATCCAACAGCTAAACAAATCTGGGACACGCTGTCCCGTATCAATGTCAATGAACACACCGAAGAAAAGGGAGGCTTGACTTATCTGTCGTGGGCTTGGGCCTGGATAATAATGATGGACCATTATCCCAACCTCACGGTGAAGTGGCACGGTATGAAAGATGAGAATGGGGTAATGAGGGATACCACAACTTATCCCGGCGGCACCGCAAGCGTAGCTTGCGACATTACTATCGGTGATGTTCGGCGTGATATGTGGTTGCCTGTAATGGACTACAAGAACAAGGCAATCGTAGATCCTGACAGCCGTGCAATTTCTGATGCAAAACAACGTTGCTTGACGAAGTGTTTTGGGATCTTCGGATTGGGATGCTACCTGTATGCTGGGTCCGATCTTCCAAGGGATGCCACCCCTCCTGAGGTGGTCCCAGAGAAGAAGACACCGAAGCCCAAGGCTACCAAGAAATCACCCAAAAAGGCTGTGGAGGAGGCCCAAGAAGATCTATCGTCACTAACCTATGAAGATGCATTAGTGGATGGATGGATCGCGGATCTAAAAGAAACAGTAACCGATCTACACAACCGGGGATGGACACCCGCCGATGATCTCGCCAAAAAGCAGATCACGGATGCGATTAAGAATCGTGACGGAGAAGCCCTGGTCAGGCTGAGAAAAGAAATTCTGATCTTAGCAGACGATGTACTCAAACTTCATGATGCAGAAGAGGAGAAGAGCAATGCCTGATTATTCTGACGAACCGAAACTAGACTTCGCAATTTTTAAGAACAAGTATGCGAAGACTGATCGTCACCCCTCAGAGGTGGGCAAGATAGAGTTCACCAGGGAGTTTCTGAAGGCAATGGTGGAAAGGGCTAAGACGGGTACCATGCCTGTTTTGAGGGCCGCTATGTGGGATCGTACAAGCAAGGCTGGCCTGGACTATCGTTTCTTTAGGCTGGAACTAGAGCGTGTTAAGCCCATGCCTGAGGAGGAGCCAACGAATAGTGATACTTCTACGAGTGGAGGTACTGGATTCTCTGCGAGTTCTGGCGGGGACAAGGAGGCCAATGAGGGACTCCCCTGGTAGAAAACACTTTCTACTTAGGCTCCCACACGACCTGTTTGAACGTACCAAATCATACGCTGACAAAGAAAATTTCAGCATCACACGGTATATAAACAGGGCGATAGAAGCATACGTAGAAGCCACGGATGAAGTGGATGAATACCTTGCCGAAAGCGACGACAAGGAAAGCTCACCACCCCAATCAAATCCGGCGTGGTGGATGTAGTGGACCTGGGGGGGGTTGGCGGCGAGGTGTATACCGCCCAACCCCCTAGGATTCTTTAATGAGAGAGGAGGAAAGCTATGATTTACATACTGATTGTCATCGTTTTGGTCGTGGGATTTCTGCTTCACACCTTCACATCCGATGAATGATAGACCGGAATGGCTTACTCAAGCTGAAGAGTGTCCAGACCAACTATCCATATTTGATTCATCTCGTCAAGAACAAGATGAATTCTTCCAGGATCTTTTCGATACCAAAGAATATTTTTCTGATCTGGATCGCCTGAGGAGAATGTCTAACGAGCCGATTTCCAAATGCTATCATTGCGGTGCCAACAGCAAAGTGTACGCCTACAAAATTGGGTCGTATGCACGGGTACTGATCTGGATGGCATTCCGCAGTAGGGATGGGGAGTACGTTCACATACCTACTTCGGGGGCCATCAATGGTGGTGGCGATTACGCGAAGCTTCGATACTGGGGGCTAATTGAAAAGAGCCCGAAGAATCCAGATCCAAAGAAAAGATCGTCTGGTCTATGGAGACTGACGACGACAGGCAGGGATTTCGCGCTTAACAAGATCACCGTTAATAGCATTTGCTATTACAGCCATCCTCCCGGAGAGATACTGGGATTTGAACCAGATCAAGTAAGCATCGTGGATACCCTTGGCAAACACTTCGATTACGAAAGTCTTATGTCTGGCTATGAATGGGAGGTAGCCCTGTTATGAGCACAATTATTGCGGCCAAATATGGTGGGCCATGTATCAAGTGCGGCAAGAAAATCAAAGCTGGGAGCTTTGTAAACTGGGATCGCGGTCGTGGCATCTGGCACTTAGATGAAACCGACAATAAGAAACTAGGTTCCTCTATGCTTGATCCCACCGCTCAAGAGATAGGAGATAGTTGTCACCCCGATACGCATCACAGAGAGGAGAAGGTTATGGGTTCCGATGGTACTGATGGCACGATCAACATTAACGATCTGATAAAAGCCCTTCAGGGGATGACCGAAACAGACGGTAGCCGCGTCATAATAGAAAAGGAGGTTCCGGTTGAAGTTATTGTGAAGGCCGAGCCATCAAGGGTGAAGAAGCTTACCGATAAGCAGATCTCGTTTTGTGAGCTTATGGCACTGGGGTCCAATAGGGCTGATGCTTACACCGATTCTTATGATGTTGGAAACGCTGTGTTTTCCAACAACGCTGCTCGCAAACTTCTGGAACATAAAAAGATAAGGGACAAGATTGCAGAATTTAGAAATGACTTGGAAGGCAGGGGCGCGAAAGATGGGTCGGAAGATTTTTATGATGCCGTTAAATCAGCGGGTGCAACAGGTGGCTGGGCTTTCAAGCTCACAGAAAATCAAGAGAAATTCTGTCAGGCCATGGCGAATGGTGCCACTGTCGTAGAAGCATTCAAAAAGTCTGGCTACGCTGCTAGTAACTGGACAGAAAAGAGAATGCGAAGAGAGGCAAATCGCTTGATGAAGCTTGCGAAAATAAAGGTTCGGATTACAAGTCTTGCATCTGGCGATACCTTTGACGTTGAACCCGCTGTGGCGGGAGAAAACAGCCATAAAACACCACGGCCCCAGGCTCAAGCCGAGGAGAGCGTGGAGGCTGATCAGCAGCCCGAGGTAAGTGAGCAGCTATCTGTCATCAACGGTGAATTCGTTGACAATTTCATTGAGCTTATCAAAGCCCATGGTAGACTTGTTCACCATGCGATAGTAACGCGCGGACAGAAAGAGGTTGGGATACCTGGAGCAGATGTTAAGGGAATGGAAGAAGCTGTTTGCAGATCGCTCGAAACCTTGAGGGATGCCCTTAGCGATAAACTCTCTTTTCAACGCCGAGAACTAAAACGCCGAGAACTAAATATTAATTCAGAAGAATTATAGCTCCGGCACCGAGTAGGATGTAAGGAACACTCCCACCCAATCTTTTGAAGATGTTGGGATTAGCCGCCCTCTGCCAAGCATCAGCTTCTTGGTTGAGGGCGGTTATCTCATTTCTGAGAGATGCGTTTAGATCCTGCCCTTGAATCCACAGGGAATCCAACACCCCCACCCGTTGCCATAACAAGAGATTGTCTGCCTCAAGCGTTTCGACTTGAACCTCATATGCTTGGACCTGGGTTGCGTGATCTACTTGTATCCTGTCAACGATTTCTTCTAAGCCACTGTCAGGTTGAATAGCATTGATGCTATCCCTGAGCACCTCCAGATCCGTAACGAAATCCCTAGAGGCACGAGAGGCCCTTACGACAGCCTCTTCCCGTACCTCAGCGATGGAATCGTGGGCTTGATCCAAGCTGTCACGCAGGATCTCATAGCCTTCGGTGGCCTCTTCCATCTGGTGCTCAAGTTCTACGCGCTCTTCCTCTAGTACTCGTACCCGTTCTTCTGCTACGAGGGCATCAACCCTCACGCTATTGAAACCCCCGAGGCCAAGAACCAGTACAAGAAGAACACCCCCCAGTACGGCAATTTCTTTTGGTTTTATGCTCATTGTTACGGGTGTTACGGGTTGTTACGATTTCGTCCGGGCTACTAAAAACAATTTTTAAGAAGTATATCAGGCCGCGCAGCTCGACGACGTTGTAAAATAATTCTTAGACACAGGTTTTTTATTACTGCGGTAACACGTTTGTCGGTAACGGTATGCGAAGTAATCGTGGATCTCTACCAGACGGTTGTATATCCCTTAATCTTGCATTCAGCTCCTCCAACTCATCTACCTCGGCTACCTGTTCACCACGATCTCTGCCGAACAAGCCCCCTATACGCTCGGCCAGCCTACCAAGACCTCTTCTCAGCCCAGAAGGACGCTCTTCCTGTATCTGTGCAAGAACTTCCCGTTCCTGTTCAAGATCTTCTACAGGTCGGGCTGCTAATTGACCTGCCTCGTCTATGTAATAATCATCCAATTGTCCCAGATTAATCCTGACCATGCTACCTTCCGGTTCCTGTCCTTCACCTGATCGACTACCGAAGTATTCAGAAAGTGTACGAGCTATATCATACGGACCCTCAGTCGCACTCATATCTTCTCTTAACGATCCCCAATCTTCACGCGAGAACGGATTAAACGCACGACCTAATCTATCATTCCAATTATAACGGTCTTTTAGATAGTAATCCCCTGTATCTGGATCTCTTATTATATTAGCCCTTCCAAATGTTTGCATTACACTGGCAGTGGGATCATCCATTCGTGTATGGAGTCCTGCTATCCCCCTCCCAAATTTATATGCATCGGAACTTGTGACCGCTGGACCCTTTCCTGCTGCGGTCAGAGTCGCAAGTGGAGAGTGGGGCTTTGAAACCATATTCCAACCCCTACTTGCTTCCACTATCTCATCAATTGCTTCCTTGTCACCCCTTAATCCATAGTCATCCCACCCTTCATAATCGTAATCAATATCGTAACCTCCAAATATTCCTTCATAGGCTTTATTTGCTGCGTGTTCTGGATCTGTTAGGGAAAAATCATAATCTGGATAATCGACTGACCATTCTGTTCTCCCTCCTCCCTCTCGTAACATAGCCCGCAATGCAGTTTCTTTCAGAGCCTCATATTCACCTGGTGATAGATCTTCGGCAGTAATATCAGAAGCACCTATCCAATTGCCTATTGTTTCAAGTCCAAGCCTGTCACGAACCTGTGCCCCTATTATATCCCGTGCCCATTGCCCACCGAATATTGGAGCGTGAGGAGTGCCGAACGGGGTTTGTTCGTCCCATTTCCGTTGCCTACGTTCCGACACATCGCCATACCCTGG